AACTTTTTTATTATTCTTTTCCTTATCATCACTATCATCTTTCGGTTTAGGTACCGGTGTAGATTTCTCTGGATGATATGGTGGTCTAACAAAATGTGTTACTCCTCCAGGCCCATCGTGATAAGTATGTTTGATTTTATAGGGTGGGCTGCCAGACCAAATAGCTGTATACCAATTCTGGTCTACTGAAACAAACGCATTTTTATCAGCTGGACCAACAACTATCGCTACATGACCCGGGTTTCTATTAGCCCAAACTGCCCAATCTCCCGGCTTAGGCACAAAACTAGCTGTGTTTCTATAAATTTTAAAATCTCTACCGCGATAATTGGATTTTTGAGCCATAGCATTTGCGTTGCCCCAAGTTCTGAACCCCCAATATCGTTCTAAAATGTAGTTAGGAACATCCCAACATTGCCCGCCATATGCTCTGTCAACATCTATAACTCTTCTGTTTTTAACCATATACAGTGCCCAGTCTACCACTTCACTAGCTGTAGGTTTTCGAGTCTTTGGATTAGGTAATCCCATGTATGCACCTCATTTCAATCAAAATAAAAAGCCAGTGCCTTAGCACTGACTCCTATACATTACTTACATTTACCAAACCAGAAGCATGCCCAGAAACTATATCCGAAGAATCCTTTAAGCATGGTGATCACCTCCTTTAAATACCGAAAATGGTTCTTATTAAGGCTATGACAATCGTACTAAAGATAGTCCCTACCAAACCGAGAATCCACATTTTCATATCACGTATATTTTTGTCGTTTTCTTTCTTATTTTTTTCGTCTATCTGTCTTTCCCTCTGGATAGCATCTAAAGTTTTATCTAATTTAATGTTAACTTGCTCTTGAGTTTTTTGACCTAATTTAATCTCATTGAGAGTGCTAAGCATTGTTTCATCATTCTCTTCTAATCTTCTAATTCGCCATTCATGTTCGTGCCGTTTGGTAAAGCCAAACATTACGCCACCTACTTTGTGTTAAATTAAAAAGCCACAAGCATTATACCTGTGACTTTTCATCTTTTGTTTCTGGATATTTTTCTCCAGTGATTAAAGCGTATTCTTCTTTGTCAATTACACCCATGTCTACGTACCACTTAATTTGCTCATTTTTATAGCAACCCCAAACATAAAAAGTTTTAATGTCTTTAAAAGTTGGATAAATCATCTTCATCATTTAAACGTCCCCCTCAGTATTTGTTTTGTTAGTTGTCAGTTCGGTCAACTGTTGTGTTAACATAGCGTTTTGTTGCGTCAATTTCATTGTCAACATGTTCACTTGCGTCATCTGCATTTGCATACTCGCAACCATGCTGCGAAGTTCCTCGTCACTCAAATCCGATGCAGTTTGTTGTCCTGGTGTGTTCAAATCATCTTCTTTTTCGAAATTATTGTTGTATTTAATTTCTCCGTTTGTGAATACAAACTTTCTAGGTTCGAACTCTTCTTTGAATTTGATAGGCACATTGTTATCATCTACATCTAAACTATTGCGTAAACCGCCAGTATTAACGTATCCGATAACTTCGTTTTTATCGTTTACTGTGATTTTCATTACTTCCACCCCTCAATACGTTTAATAGTAATTTTGTTTGCATTTGCACCAGAACCCGCACTTTTACCGATGTCATATAGGATATCAACGTCGATTCTGAATGTAGTATTGCTAGTTTTAGAAACAGAACATTCATATAAGCCACCACCGTTGCCATCACTATCAACTAGATTTGTTTTAGATATTACTATGGAATTTGGCATAGATGTTAAACTGACTTCTGCAAAAGTGCCTCCAGGATAAGTACCTGATATTACTAAAAGAGAATAGTTTTGATATGATTCAGTTAAGTTAAGTGTTGTACCAACTCCGTTAGCCGCGCCATCAAATAAAACCGCTTTTTTATACTCATTTGGTACAGTCCATTGTGAGTCTAATCGACCATTTATGATTGATCGTGTATAAACTTTTTTTGAGTTTGCAGGCGTAAAGTTGAAAAATTTGTTTGTTTCATCTTTAACGAATACAGATAAATAACCCTCATAACTTTCAACACTACCTGGTAAATCCGGCACTCTTGTTGCATAGTAATTACCAGCAGTTAAATAGCCTAAATCGCCTTGCGCATTGTTTAAGTTAACTTGTATTGATTGACCGTTCGCCTCTGTCATCTTATGTTGTTGCCAACTCGTTGTTCCGAATTTATCATCTACATACTGCTTAGCTTGATTTAAAGCATTGTTAGATGTTTCTTTAACAAATTTCTTCGTTAATTCTTCGTCAACTTTTTTATAGAACTGATACCATGTGCCACCGATTTTATATGTTGTGTACTCATCATTTGAATCGTCTGGATACCATGTTGCACGTGCCGTACTATCATCAACAACATAGACAACTAACAAGCCTGATTTCCCTAAAGTATTCGTAGTTGCTGAAACTTCAGAACCATCATCAACGCCATCTTCTTTGGGCGTCTCTAAAGTGCCTATATCTTTAAACGAGGGCGCATCTGTCGCGCTAGTGATATGAATAATCCTAGATGTATTAATTGCGCTTAAAACGCTATCTATGGACTGTTCAGACGATTCAATTGCTTTACCATAATCATCAGTAATTTTTGATTTTTGCCAATTTGTCGTTGTGTTACCTTTGACAAGGTCAGCACCATTGATTTGTTTCTCAACTTCATTGACACGCGCAAATATCGCTTGCTCCTTTTCAACTATTTTACTGAATTCAGCTGTAACAGCTTGTGTTGCACTAGTTTGCGTCGCAGTAATAGCTTGTATAGCTTCGTTTTGCTTGATTTCGATTTGTTGAATGCCTTTTGTCGCACTATCATTCACTTTTGCTATTAACGTTTGTGTATCAGCCATATTTTGCTTTAATTGGTTAAAGTCTTTACCGACAGCTTCGATAGTATCTTGAATAGATTTGATATAAACAAGCTTTGTTATACCATCAAACCCACTAACTAAATCATTTTCGATATTGAAGCTAAATTGACGTTCAACAACAACATTATTACTCCCATTTTGTGTAAAGAATGCTTGAGCATGCACCTTACCCGAATGTTTTAAAAATTCATTCGGTATCACATACTGCAAACTCCCATCAATTGCATCTACTATCGTTAATTCGTCTGAAATATAAGCGCCTCTATCTACGTTATAATCATCGGTTTTTAACACGATAGATGTTTTGACATGTTCAGAACTTATAGATAACGGTCTGTTATTCTTAGTTACTACAAAATTTAAAACACCAGTCCCTCTATCTGATTCATAGAAACTGATGTTTGTGTCAATAATTGGATTATATTGTGATGTTGTTTGTAACTCGATTAAGTTATCGTCTTTCGAAAAATTATCTACTACCATTACTTAACCTCCTCGCCTTTTATAATGCTCCAACCGCTATTGCCACCAGTTCCAAAGTTTCTAACTAAAAATTGATGTGCAGATGCAAAGTTATTACGTCTTAATACTTGTGTTGTGTTGCCTGGTGTATTTGATTTCACCTCTAACACCCAACCTGCAATACCTTTAAAGTCTTTAGGAAAATCAGTAAATCGTTTTGATTCTTCAGTAGTGATATAGAAGTCTAGGCCAACGATTTTTAAATCAGATAGCTTAGTAATACTTTTCGGAATATGTTCCCAATATCCAGCACTCTGCGGGTTAAAGTTCCATGAGCCGTTGTTTTTCTTGTTAAAGATGTCGATAACACGCTCAAATTTGAGCATATTTCTACCTGTGCTATTTCTAGTGAGTACTTGTCTTACCGCACCGTTATAATGTCCAGGTAATACATCAAAGAACCAACCTGCATCCCTAAATTCTTTAGGTAATGGAAAGTCTAGCGCATTTTGCGTATCTTGAGAGTATAAGTAATAGTTACCAACCTCAGTAACATCACTTAAATATGCTGGGTTTTGCACTGGTAACGGTTTAACACGTCCACCTGAATCAGTCATTGATACTTGAGGTGCGATGTTTTTTAAGAATTGGTTTACACCTCTTTGACCGATAGAATAAATTGAGTGATGTCTGTTGTTACCTGGTCCAATAGTTACCCCAATTAAAAGCGCTTTGCGTCCTGTTTCTAGATCGTAATACATGTCGAGACCCTCAGCTTCTTGGAAGTCTCCTTTAAAGTTATTATTCACACCGCCTATATCGATACGACGTTTAAACAATAATTCCTTTGTTTTGACGTCGAATCCTTGTAAGTAATTAGGATTAGCCGTATTCGAATCACCCGTGTACCAATACAAGACACCTGCATCATACGCAATACCTTGCATAGGTTGCGTTAATGAAGAATATTCCATTGGTATATCCATTTGATACAAAATTTTGTCTATACCTTTGTCGATATCGTCAGCACTTCTAACTTCAATGAAATTCAATGAATTCTTAGCTTGTTGTTCAGAAGCTTTATATTCACGTCTAAAAATCATTAAGTTTTCTACTGGATTATAAATTGCTGACGTATATCTATCATTAAATATATTTGGCATGACGTCTTGCATTTCATTGCCGTACGTTATCTCTCCAGTTCTATATTGGAAACGTACAAACTTGTTGTTTTTGTTACTGTCCAATACAGCTGAATAAATCCATAATTCTCCATTAATGTATCTATACGCATTGTGTGTACCGTGACCGCCATTTTTAACAAGCAATCTATCAATAAATTGTCCGTTGGGCTTCAATCTAGATAACATGTAATGATTGCCTGGACGCGCTTGTGTCATATAAATAATTTTTGTTTTAGGGTCTACCCAAAATGATTGCATTACTGCGTTAGTGTATGGCGATAAGTCAGTGATAAATTCTGGTTCTTGCTCTTTCGGTTCGAATCGATATTCAGTTGCTCGATATTCTTTGTAGTGTTCATCTACAGCTTTCTCGACTTTTTTAGTGAAAGCATCTAGTGTTGAATAATCATGATACAAACGATCTTGTAAAGTTTTGTGACCATAACCAGTATTATCAACACGTGCATCTGTTACTTCATTAATACCGTCGCCGTTATGACCTAGAATCATATTGCTAAAACGGCCATTTAGATATGTTAAAAAGTCAGAGACACTACTAGTAACTTGTAAGTGTTCATACTTAATTTGCTCTCCGTCATGTGCAAATACTTCTTTGTTTCTATGGTATTCAAGAGAGAAATTTAAGTCAGTAAGCATATCTGAAATGAGTTTGAAATTATATTCGTTCTCATCCACATACCTGTAATCGAAAACTCTGCTTAAATCTGTAATTAGTTTATTACTCATGTTTTCCTCCTTTATTATCCATAAAACTGATAATAATTTTTAATAAGTTCATACATAATAACTTCATGGCCTCGTTCATTCGGATGTAACCCGTCAGGCATGCTGGATTTTCTAAATGCAGGATTATAAGGTTTGAAATAGTCTGTATGATATGCATCATATACAGGCACGTCTAATTCACTGCAAGCCAAAACTTGAGCATTTACATAGTCTTCAAGTGTTAACCCTAATTTATTTTTATCCGTGTCTTTACGGCGTATTTTAGTGCCATCCATAGGACATTGTCTTGTAGCCGTCATAACTAATATTTTAGCTTGTGGGTTATTTTCTTTTATAACGTTAATAGCACTACAGAAAGCGCCATAAAAGGTTTTTAAATCTATTTTGCTATCTCCAATCGGTACTCCTTGCCAATAACCGTGAAGCCAGTCGTCATCAGTACCTTGAACTATGATTAAATCACCTCTTATTTGTTCTGCCTGACGATATATACTGTTTTCTGTTTTGTCTGTACCAATTGGCACGGTAGCCATCGTAGCACCACCCCTTGCAAGGTTCGTTGTTTTAGCTTTTAACTTTTTACCTAACATTTCGGTGAAATTTGTTTTCGCATGTGATCCTCTAGCTACAGAATCGCCAATTGTTCCAATTGTTTTTATATCTTTAATATTTGATTTATCTACAAAATCATGAACGATAGTTCCGTCAGATGTGGTTACAGTTTTAGAACTCACTTTCTTTTGCTTATCTTCAATCAAATCTGTTTTACTCATTAAATCAAGTGTGGATTTAGCTATCGATGCAACTTTAGATTTTAAGTTTTCTGCCGCTTTACTAGGGTTGGAAAGGTTAACGTCATTCAATCCAGAAACATAATTAGCTGCAGTATTAACTTTTTTCATATATCGTTGTTCTCTATTAAACTCACCAAGCGTTACATCTTGCTTCACAATTACATTGTTTATATCCCTAATCGTTTTAATTTCTACTATACGCACTAGGTCGTTAAGTCCTAAAACAGTAGATTTTATTTGAACTATATCCCCAGGTTGTGGGTCTGCTTCAGGATAAGCTTCTCTTAACACCAAAAAGTCCAAAGACAAAGATTGTTTTAAAGACTTTTTTAATCTTGATTGTAATTCTTTATCCATAGTTTCTTGGTCAGTAACTTTGCCGTCTTTAAAAGGTTCTGCGTGTATATCACCGTATATTTCAGCTAATGCACTTCTAGCTTCCATTACGAGCCCAGCGTGTTCGAATGTTTCTTCTCCTGAATAATTACCATATCCTCTGATAAAAGTTGCGAAATTACTTGCATCTTCCTCGAGTTTTATAGCGTTGGCGTTGACTTCGTCAGAAATAAAATAAGACGCTTTTTGATTTGCAAAAGGCGTCAATACAAACTTATATCTGTCTTTCTTTTTGTCATACGTTATTTTATATTCTAAACCGAAATGTTCTAACCCCTTTTTAAACATTTCTAACCTTGTGTCGCCTTCACCACCATTTTCAAACTTCGAAGACTTAACCTTACCTTCGACTTCAAAAAGCATTCCAGTACCTTGAAACACAATGTTAAAATATCTTTCTACTGTAAAAGATCCTGTTACATTAACATAAATCCTATCAATCATTAACTTGTCTATAGGAATCTCTCTAGCAGTACATTCAACCAGTTGTCTGTCGCCTTCTGATTTCCTATCAATGACAGTTATTACATATTCTTTCTTGTCGTTTTCACCTTCGACATGACTAACAATCCATCTTTTCCCTATAGCGTTAATAACTTCATAAGTATATTTATTTTCTAGAATATCAAAAGTTAATACACCGTCAGCATTAACTTTTTTTACTAAAGTTGTTTCTACTGGTACAGGTGCGCCATTACCTTTAGGTGGTTTAATAGTTATTGTCATTCTGACACCTACTTATAATAAAATTTCAAATCAAACTGAACTTTTTGAACTGTTTGATTAAACTCAAATTTATTAGCTCCGTATTTAAATTTTGGTTGGGCTATGTTCGTTTCAGTGCTTATTTCGACACCGTTTTTATAAACTCGAAAGCTATCATAAACAATTTTGTCTCCAGCTTTTAGTTTGATCCCTTCGATTTTCATTATTTCAGCATGCGTTAAATTCCATACAAACGATTCTGTATCTTCGCCTAAAATAATTGTTATCTTTTTATACATGTTGAATTGGTCGTTAGGAGCACTACCGTGATAGTAAACTGTACCTTTGCTCAAATTTTCAAATGTATACTTTCTTTTGTCTCCGCCTGCATGCCAATCAATATTAAAATCAAACGACCACAATCCAACCTTTTTGTTTTCTTCTAACTCTAGGCTTGTTCCAATACTTTCACCGTATGGTAATTCTGTAGTTTCGAATTTTAGTTCAAAAGAAACTTTATTATCTTTTTGTTTAGGGTTTATAACTCCGTTAAAAATAACTTTATACTGTTTACCATTTACATAAATTTGTTGATCGTGTCTTGAATATTCATAATCCGGGAAGTTGTTTTTATCTAATTTCACGTAATCATCAGAAGTTGGTTGAGTAAACCTGTAATTCAACTCTTCTTTTCTTCTTATTTCTCGTAAATACATAGGTTCTATGTCTGTCGTTAACCTATACAACATATCTCGCATATAAGCAATGTCTGAACGATTTTTAACTTTACAAAAACAAGGAACAACTATATCTCTACTGATATAATTGCTCCCCATTAATATACGACCGTTCATATTTTCTTTGTCTTGATACTTTGTGTTGATTTGCATGCTATCAATTACTATATCGTTAACGATAAACCCGTATTCACTTAATTTGATTACAGTACCATCTTTTTTTGTTAATTCTATGTCCATTTGTAACCTCCTTTATAAGTAATACTCAGAATTGCGTTTAGCATTTCTGCCGTTAACAATACTAGTAAGCGCATCGTTATTGACATCGAATTCAACTTTAACAGTTTTCATGTTCGGTGATGTTTCAATAGAATGTGTGTGTTGTACTTGCGCATTTATATTTCCACCTAAATTACTTAAGTTTCCTGTAATACTAGAAATGTCAGGTGCGTTTAATGTAGGTTGAAATGCATCAACTACTTTATCTGCAACATTAGAAACATTACGGATAACTTTACTTGAATGATTATCTATACCTTTAACGAAACCTAGCATTGAATACATACCAACATCCATGAATTCACGTGAAGGTGAGTGAATACCCAAAGCACTTTTAGCTGCATCTAAAGCTTTCTTAGCAACATTTTTAGCTGCATCTACTAATTGGCCAGCCATTTGTCCAATACCTCTAATTAAACCACGGATCATATCAGCACCTGCAGACACAAAATCTCCTATAAAGCTTTTTATTTTATTTACTGCATTTGTCATACCTTGACTAACTTTGTTTACAACATTAACGAATCCTTGAATAACTCTATTAACAAAGTTAATTAGCGTACTTGTTATAGTAGATACCCATTGCATACCTTTAGTGACAATGAAGTTCCAAGCTTGAGACATTTTGTCTGATATAGTTGAAACAACTTGTGTGAATATGCTTACAACTTTATTCCAAATTGTCGTTAATATACCAGATAAGAAACTCCAAATCGTATTCCATATATTAGAAATAAAACTCCATGCCGCTTGTAACGCAGTAGATATAGCTGTAGTGATAGCGTTCCAAACCTTAGTTGCCACAGTAACTATAGTGTTCCACAACGTTTGTAAGAACGTCCAAATAGCGTTCCAAATTGTCATTGCGATAGTCATAATTGTGGTAAATACTGTAGTTATTACAGTGACCAACAAATTCCAAATCGTTGTAGCGATTGTAATTATCGTATTCCAGATTGTACTTAAGAACGTCCAAATAGCTGTCCATATCGTCATAACTATTGTCATTATCGTCGTAAAAACAGTTGTAATGATTGTAACTAAAAGGTTCCATACTGTTGTTGCAATAGCGATAATTCCATTCCATAGCCCTTGTAAATAAGCGACTATTTGATTCCAAACAATCATTATAAAATTGTAAACATTTGATACTGCTGTAGTGATAGCTTTTAAAATAGCATTCCATACAACCGAAGCTACAGTTTTCAACACATTCCAAACTGTAACCATAAATGTTTTTATCGCATTCCAAGCATTTATAATAAAGTTTCTGAATCCTTCATTTTTATTCCACAATAAAACAAATATAGCTATTAATGCAGCAATTACACCAATTACTATTGTTATTGGACCGCCTAAAATACCAAACACAGTTACTAGTCCTGTGATAGCATTTCTAATTAATCCAATCTTACCGAATAACAATTGGAATATAGCTGTAACTAATTTTATTGGACCTTTTAATGATGTCATTGCCTTACTTAATACTAAAGTTCCTGTTTTAGCCCAACCAAACTTAGTTACTAATGCAACCAATCTTGCTGCTAATGGTCCTAAAAAGTCCATTACCGCTAATATTGGAGCAATTAAAAATCTAAATGCACCAACTAAAGTTATAATGACACCAACTAATTGTGCTGTAGCTGGATGCGCCTCAAACAAGTTAGCTATCCAACCAGTTATTGCAACTGCAACGCGTAATACTGCACTAGCTATAGGAGCCATCGCTGTTGCGAATGCAACTAATCCTCTTGCAATGTTCCCAATTAATTGCATTATTAGTGGTCCATTAGTTTGTATATAGCTGACAAAATCTTTAAAACCTTGAGATTGCCCGACTTGTTCAGACCATTCTCTAAACTTAGCCGTCATCTGTTCGAGAGACTGGAAGATTCCAGTTGATGACCCACTAAATGCATTCATCAAATTGTTAATTCCAGCAAAAACATTTTTAAAAATATTGCCAATGATAGGTAAATTTGTTTTTGTGTATTCAATAAAACGAGTTATCGAATTTTCTCCAGCTGCACTATTAGCCCAATTAGAGAACGATTGACCTAATCTATCTAACCAATCAGCCGACCATTGAAACAGTGGTGCTAATTGCGTGAATACATTGACTAATCCGTCACCAAAACCGCCTGCAGCACTTAATAGCTTGTTAAATACCGAAACACCCGTTGTATTCATCATATTAAAGAATCTTGAAGCTACACTGCTATTTTCAGCCCATTTAAGCACGCTTTGAGACGCTTCTTCCATTCCTCTTGAAATACCACTAAAAAATGGTTGTAAGCTCTGCATTGCAGTTTTAACAGTATTTAAACCATTTGCAAGAGTTGTGAAGATAGCGGATTGATTTTGCTTTATAATATCAGTCCATGCTGACTTTACGCCATCTAACGCTTTTTTGTATTCGTTTGTTGCTGAGCTAGCTTGTAAAGTGCCATCATTAAGCATCTTTATAGCGCTGATAGCCATTGCGCCAAATGCTACAAAGCCAGCGCCGGCTATTGCTACCGCACCACCTAAAGCAAGTACACCACCAGTTAACACTTTGATAGCGTTTAATAGTGCAAACACTACAGGTACTACGCTCGCTATTACAGGTATTAAGATACTAAAAGATGAAGTTAGTAATCCACCAACCATATTAGAACCTACAGTACCGAACACACGGAACATATTAGCTAAATTCCCCATCTGTCTTTGGAAATTGTCGTTTGCTTTTATTATGTAGGCATAAGCTTTCTTTAAACCATTAGTATCGACATCTACCTTTGTTGTTTTTTTGTTCGGCAATGCGTCTAATGATTTTTTAAACGCATAAATAGTTGGTATAGAAAGCCCTGTATCTACATCTAGTCGAGATCTAGTTTTGTTTGGAATACTTTTAAGCTCTTCTTTAGTGCGTTTTATTTTAGAGTTAGCAACACCATTGTCCACGTCTATAATAGCTTTGGCTTTAGACCTATTTAATGCTTCAAGACTAGCTTTAGATACTTTTAACACTCGATTGAATTTACTGTTATCTGCATTGACGTCAATACTGATACGCTTCTTTTCTAGTTCGGATAACTTAACTTCTGCTTCAGCGATATCTTTAGTTAACTTTTGTTTTTGTAGTTTAACCTCAGGGCTAGCTTCTTTGGAGTTAAGTTTGTCTAGTTCAAAATTTGATTCTAATATCTTTTGTTGTAAGTCTTGTATACTAGCATCTAATTTAGCTTTTACATTTTTGTTGCTAAAGGCATCTAAAGACTTTTTAGCAACTTTGATAGTTTTTTGTAATTTTTTATCGTTAGCGTTTAATTCAACATCTTTAGTTTGATCTGCTACTCGTTTAAATCTTTGCACAGACTTAACCGCACTATCAATTTGCCTTTTGAATTTGGCTACACTAGCTTCAATAGTCGCTTTAATTTTATATTCCGTCACATTAACACCTCTCTTTCTATTGCTTATTAAATTCTGCTATAACTTTAAAGAATTCATTATTTTGTGGTTCGTATTCATCACGTTCGCTACTAAATCTTATATCTTTACCTTCGTTAAGCCGTTGGATATTTTCTTCATAAGGCAATACGTCGTTTGCATTGTTAAAAACATATTCCTCTTTAGGTTTATTTTCTGTCCCAACATTTTTAGTAGCTGCAGCATCACGAATAGCAAACGCAAGTTTGTAACGTTCGAATTCTTGGGTTAGCATTTCATACTCTTTCGCATACATTCGATAGTTATATTCTGTTAATGTCATTTGCTCAATAACATTTAAATCTGTAATACCAAGTGTTGACATACAAGTGATAACGATTCTGTCGTAAGTTATTACGCTTCCGCTGGTTTCTCTTCCGCTTCCACTACTTCGACTAGGTTTCGGGTCATAGGTCGCTTTCCCAACTCCGTTAAAATATCCGAACCGAATTCTTCTAGTCCGATATTTTCTGCGATTTCATCTAATGCTTCATCAATGTTATTAATAGTAATTGCTTGTTTTTTTAAGTGAGATGTAGCTGCGATTAAAACTTCGCCAATCACAACCGGATTTCCACTTTCTAAACCTACAGGCAACATTGATACACCTTGACCGATAGAAGCTTGTTCAACTTTTAAACCTAATCGGTTATCGATTTCTCTTAAAAATTTAAAACCAAAACTTAATTCTAATGACTTTCCGTTAATTTCTACATTCATAACTTAAAATCTCCATTCATGATTAATTTAAACAAAATAAATAGGGCTTAACGCCCTATTTTTATACCTCTCCTGGTGTAACCGTTGATGAATCTACCTTAGGTTGTGGAATTGCTGTTAAATCTTCGCCAGTTAACGCATCTGCTTTTGTAGTGTCATGGAATCTGTATCCAGTCGCCTTAAGTTTCTTTGTTACAGCCTCAGGTAGTGTTGCAAATCCACGTTGGAAACGACCATTCACTCCATATTCATATTCATATTCATCAATACCGTTAGCTTCTGCTTTTAATTCAAATTTATTGTGGAAACCTTGGAAATATTTCGCTTTAAATTTAGTGGCATCTCCATTTTTGCCTGGTATTCTACTTTCAACTTCCCAAGCCTCATACAATACGCGATCTACAACTGCATCTTCAATTTCATCTGCAAAATCGTCACCATAAAACATTTTAGCAGTACCAGACATTGTTGACTCAACAGAACCACCAGTGTTATAAGAACCGTCCATTGTATCCTCTGTATCTGTATCAGCTTCATGTGATAAGCCGTATTCAGTTAAAAAAAGCATTTTAGTAGCATCTACTTTTTCGCCAGCTTTTCTAAATAAAATAATACGATCATTACTATTTTTCATATTTGCCATTCAATATTCCTCCGTTTTTTAAAATGTTTTGTAAGATATCGTTACTGATGTGTGTATCAATTCTTGATTGGTAGTATCATCAACTAACTGTGTGATGTTAGTATCATCTTCTTCAAAGTCATAATCGTTTGTTTTAACGCTAGGTGTTAAATCATCAATACATCTTTTAACAAGTCCGTCATGATGTCCTAAATCATCACTTACACTCCAAATATCAATAACTAAATTCGTGTCACCAGAATAACTATCAAACGTGTATTTACTTCTGTTTGACTCCGGCATTTTTATTACAAAAAAAGGATACGGAATCTCTTGTTGCATCTCTTTACGAGAAATAACAGGGAATCCATATCCTTGTAGCATTTCATACGCTTTATTATAAAGTTGTAAGTTCGGTGTCATGCTTTTATCTCCTATTCAAACAACGCTTTCAATTCTTCTACAGTTGATTTTCTTATTACCTCATATACTGGCCACATAAAAGGTTCTGCCTCCATGTATCGAGTACCAAACTCTAAGAAACCACTATAAGCTGCATGCGATGTGATAGTGTATTGCAAATCGCCAGTTTTTTTATATCTGATATTGCGTGATAAATTACCAGTCCAATAACCCTTATTCATTACTTCTCTAGCTTTCAATTTAGCTCGTACTACATATTCTTTGGCGTTTTCCTGTAAAATATCATCAACATCATCATCAATGTTGGTTTTCATATCGTGAAATTGGTTTAACAGTGCGTCTAATCCATCTATATTCATCAATTGACCTCTTCGATATAATATGACGTTTCGTGTCTGTATATCCTTGTATCAACTATCTTGTAGCGAATGCCATTAACCAACACGTGGCTAACAGGGTAAGATATTGATTCTTTTATCCTCAGAACACTTACATCGTTTTTTACATCACCAAATTCAAGTTGCTTTCTTGCTCTAGAAATGGGGTTAATATTGCATGGTATCGCATCATAAGTGATTAGTGTGTTTTCTTTTTTGCTAGTTTTAGGATTGTAAGTTGCTACTTGTTCTAATTGAAAAATAACTCTATCTTCATATCTCAAAAGAACACAGCCCTTCCTTTTTTAGTTCTCGTTCTAGCATTAAAGTAATTATCAATAATAGCTTCATACTCCTTGAAATCGTTCAATTCATACGCATTGCTACGTCCGTCAACCGCTTCTGATGTCATACCTTCAGCACCAATCCTGTTGTAGCGTTTAACTGCAACTTCTTTAATCATGTAACTAAACCTTTCCGGTATTTGTTCAACTTCAATAGGTAACATTGATAACAACTGGCTTTCACAACTTTTTATAATTTCCTCTAATTGTTCATCTTGCTTTTCATCTTTAAGGCCAATACGTTTTTTTACATCAGCTAGCGTAGTCATATAACCACCTACTCTAGCGACTCAAAAGTGTTGATAATTTCAGCTTTTGTTTGTTTTTCATCAACTTGTAAGCCAGCAACACTTGCTATTTCGACAAGTTCTTTTTTGGTTAATTTGTCATTTACAATGTAAATCATTTGTTCGTTGCGTTTATTTTCAACACTAGCTAAAGCTTTGATACGTTCATCTGTAGGATCATAACCTTTGCGAGGGTAGACATGCCCTTTCATATAGACATGTCTGTTATCTTCTAAATCTGTAAAATCTACTTTAACAATTCCAATGATTTCGGGCATGTTACCACTCCTAATTATTTATTAAACTTCTCCTGGATTTGAAGATGGTTTTGCATCAGCAGGAACTAACTTAGCAAACGCTTTATCATCAGCGATATGCAATGCTACATGCATAGTTGCACGTAATGCCACCATGTCTTGTTCAAACAAGTTTACAGGTGTGCCATCTTCGTTTTTAACTGTAGATAATTGTGCAGTTTCATCGATTTTGTATTCGATTAATTGAGGGATACCATAAATCAATTTGTCGAAGTCACCAGTGATTAATTCACCACGTTTTAAGTTGCTTGATTTAAGGTTAACCACAGGTAGACCGTCTAACGAATCACTGTTACGGTCATAAATACGTTCTTTCGTTTCAGGATCTACAATTTTACGTAACAAGCTTCTGTTTTGTGTTTTTGAGATAAACGCATTTGCTTCTAATTCGTCATCTTCAAGTAATGCCTCTAAATCAATAATGTTATCTTGTGTGAAGTCACCTTTAATAACCTTATTAGTTTTTTCAATTGATTGCGCAATTGATTTACCGAATGGATTGTTACCTTGATTCAAAATACCCGCTTCATCAAACTTTTTATAGAAAGCTTCAGCAATCATAGGTTTCATCTCTTCAAAGAATTGTGAATAAGTGTAATTCAAGAATTCTTTTGTTACAGGTAAGATAACCCCTAATTTAAACGCTCTCATTGTAGCATTAACCCAAGTAGCCTTAGACGTTTCGATTTTTTGACCTTCACCTACCCAGTAAGCACCTGGTTTATCAGCCCAAAAAGTAAACTTCTTCTCAGTACCTTCCATTGGTTCGTACTTACCTAATTGCATGATTTTAGAGTTTTCCATAACCTCTTGTAAGATAGGTGTTGTAAAGTCGTTTAACAACGTGCCATCTTTCTTTTCATGCATCATTACATTGTCAGGGTTAAATACTTGTGGTTTAACATTGTTACTTGCAAAATGTTGCAAATTTAATTTTAATTTTTGTGTTTGTTCCATTTAAATGCCTCCGTTAATTTTTAATAATTCTTTTTTGTCTAGCTATTTCAGCTAAGTTTTGCGGTTTATTTTTAGTCGAGTGATTAAATGAATCTCCACCAGTCAATGGCGATTGTCTAGCGTTAACCTTAACCGCTTCATTAACCGCTTTTTTTACTGCATTAGAAAAAGCTTCAACGTTCGATTTGGTTTGTTCAGCAGTGTCAGTTACAACCAAATTGACAACCTCATCTGATGAATCAACTTCCGCTTCACTCAACATTTTTCGTGCTTCTGAACGCATTTCGTTTAATTGTTTTTCTGAACGTAATTGTTCCAGCTCTTTTTCCATTTGTTCGCGTTCATATTCATCTTTTTGATCCTTGTTCATTTTCGCTAATTTAGCAGCTTCTTTAGCAGCTTCTGCTGCTTTTTCTTTTGCGTACTCATCAGCTTTTTTCTTTTCGTGGGCTACACGACGTTCAAGTATTTCATCAACTTTCTTTTGTTGCTCTGGCGTGAAGGTTATTTCAGTACCTTCGTCATTTTCTTTCTTATCAGGATTCCCTTTTTTACCATCTCCGCCTGGTTCGTCCGGATCATCTGATTGGTCTGCAAAAAATTGCAAATTAAACTTAAGTTTATTTTCTTCCATGAGATATACCTCCATTTATAGTCTGTCGACTGTTTTTCCATGCGTGCTTTTTATGTCATCAGCACGTTTTGGACATAAAAAATAGCCAACACAATTAAGTGCTAGCTATTAAAAGAGTGGTTCGTTATATTTCGATTTTTCTTTATTGGCTAATACTGCCGACCTTACGCTGTCTAAGTTTGCATCAATAATAACTGTTTCGTTTTGCTTTTGTAACTCTTTACGTATACCTTTTAACTCTCTTGCTATGTCTCTAAGGTATTTGTCAGTATTACTCATTTTAGTATCCTCCAAACATTTAATTTACTGTCATACAAAACTAACTTGCCTTTAAAAAACTTTACTTTTAAATCAATCACCGCTTTTCACTTTCCCTCCGAAGTATTTTGTTTTTCGTTTCTTGCTTGGTTTTTTCGGCCACATAGATTTAGGTAGTAAAGCGCAATCTGAACGACAATTGATATGCATAGGATAGAAATTAACACCAATTTTAGCGTCTTTAACTTTGAATATTTCTCCATTAAGCCCTTTGCATACTTTAGTTGTTCTATTATCGATTTTTGCAATATACATATAATATCCTTCCGGTGAAATTTCTTTCATGCTGTCAATGCTTGATTGTGCGTGAACACGTGCCGATTCCGTATAAAGCAATGATTTAATTGCTGCGGTCTTTTGTCGTGCTGTTCCTTCGAATTTATTTAAGTGTTTACGCATATCTTTAACGTATTCATTAGGATGTCGACCTCTAATAACCACATTAGCAATTATTTCTTCTACTTCTTGTTTCATCGCTTCAGTATTAGTCCATAATCGCTCTGACCAAACGACACCATGAAATTGTGTATCAACGATTGTATCTATAACTTCTTTAGCTACTTGTACACCTTCACCTAAAATACCTGCTTGATCACTGAACACACGATAAGCTGTTGATTCGAAATATTCCCTCATAGATAATTCAGTTTGAGCTGTTGCATAAGCAATTAAGAATTCGATTTGAATCTTTAACATCTGTTCTCTAGATACATACATTTTCGTGTTATACTTCTTTAATTCTTCATTTGCTCTATCGCTAAAGTCCTTGTTTTCGACCAATCTTTTTGCTTCTTCTTGAAACGCTTTTACATCGAACTCATCAATAATCTTTTGTGCTTCTTGTAATGTAACGCCTGCAAAATCTCCGTACTTAACAATAAACGCATTGATTTCTTTTTCAATGCGCTTAATCATCATATTCAATATACGTTCTATTTCTTCAGCTTTAGTTTTATCTCGCTTTAACTCATTCTCGATTGCTTTGCGTCCGCGTTCTTCCCAATATTCTTGAGTGTTTTTGTTAGGCAATTACAATCATTCCTTTTTATCAACAGTATCTTTTGTATCATCATCTTGTTCGTCATCATTGATGTCTCTAGGGTCTTTATAAATACCTTTTTGAGCTTTTTTAATAGATTCTTTCTCATCTTCTTCTATTTTCTTGACTTCCAATTCAGGGTCTTGGAAGAACGAGAATAGAGACATTAAAGTTGTTTGACTAATCTTCCCGCCAGAATCAATATAAGCTTTTAATTCTTCGATTAATGATTTAGGTAAGTTTCTGTTGTATACGTATCTAACAGTATTGAAATCTTTGTTAGCGTCAATCGACCGTGTATTTTTAAGTATTGTCTCTAACAACTTAGCACGACGTCTTAACCCTTTAGTGAACAATCCTTCTTTAGTTTTAGTACGTTGTTCTAATCCGAATAATTTGTATTTCATTGCCTCGCCCGATTGAGTGCCACTAAAGTTATCATCTTTCATGTTAGGCGTGTTGGTAAACATGTGTATATCACTGTTCAAACGGTCTTTATAAGCTTCGGTACCTTGTACATCGTATTGTTTATAAATATAACCGCCGTCAACTGAACCTTCTGTTTCGATACCTGTATCCCTATTCTCATAAACGGTTGGCTCTAAAAATAACACGTTAGCTTCCTTTTGTTTTCTAACTTCTACAGGATCTAAATTTAAATTACCTTTAATAAGTAACATAGCGTCATTTAAATCACTCATATAGTTAGCAGTATCTGATTCAGCATTATCATACAAATCAATTAAAGTGATTACTTTCTCATAATCCCCTTTTCTTCTTTCGTTGTTGCTAAATTCTGTAATAGGCATACGTTCGAAAGAGTGTGATTCAAAACCGTTTTCACGTGGTGTGAGCTTCAATCCATTTGTTCTACTGGTAAG